CAAACGTAAAGATTATTTCACTTCTGCTTTACCTTGGCCACAAAAAGGAGCCTCTGTAACTTTACCTTTAGGTACTTCTGCTCCCGTTACTGCTGCTCCTACTTCTCTACCATCATTCTTAAGCGTTAAAGATTCTGTATCTGGCGTTAATCGCCCTATGTCTTACGCTTCTTCAGGTGGTACCAACATTATTAATATTACTAATGCCACTGGTGCAGGTACACCAAATGCTGCTTTATATGCTGACTTATCAGAAGCAACAGCAGCAACAATAAATCAATTACGTCAGTCATTCCAAATTCAAAAATTACTCGAAAGGGACGCTCGTGGCGGAACTCGATACACAGAAATCATTAGATCGCATTTCGGAGTGGTATCACCCGATGCAAGACTTCAAAGGCCTGAATACCTTGGAGGCGGTTCTACACCGATCAACATTAATCCAGTCGCACAAACATCAGCAAGTGCTGCTAGTGGGACTAATACACCTCTCGGTACACTTGCTTCAATGGGTACTGCCCTTGCTAGTAACCATGGCTTTACTCAATCATTTGTTGAGCATGGCATTATTATCGGTTTAGTATCAATTAGGGCAGACCTTACATATCAGCAAGGTTTATCACGTATGTGGAACCGAGAAACTAGATATGATTTTTACTTCCCAGCTTTCGCTATGTTAGGCGAACAAGCTGTATTAAATAAGGAAATATATGTTACTGGTAACTCGACTGACGATGATGTATTTGGTTATCAAGAGCGTTGGGCTGAGTATCGCTATTATCCTAGCCGTATTAGTGGTTTATTTAGATCCACAGCTAGCGGTACGATAGACGGCTGGCATTTAGCCCAAAAATTTACATCATTACCAACCTTAAACGATACTTTCATTCAAGACACACCACCCGTTGAGCGTGTAGTCGCCGTAGGCGCTGCCGCCAACGGAAAACAATTTATCTTTGATTCTTTCTTTGATGTAAAGAAAGCAAGACCAATGCCTATGTACTCCGTACCAGGCTTAATCGATCACTTCTAATATGGGAATGTTCGATGGCATTATCTCTTCCGTATCAAAAGCCGTAAGCGGAATAGGTCTAAAAGATGTAGCAGCCCCATTAATAGGGGCTGCTGGATCATTTTTAGGCCAAACATCAGCAAATAATGCAAATGCAGCTTTAATGAATCAAGGCAACGCATTTAACGCTGCACAAACTCAACAACAAATGGATTTCCAAGAGCGTATGCGGGAAACCCAATATCAAACAGCAGTAAAAGATCTTAAGGCCGCTGGCCTTAATCCTATGCTCGCGTATACACAAGGCGGAGCAGGAACACCATCAGGAGGCGCAGCCTCATCAACATCACCACCACGTATTGAAAATACTGTGGGTAACGCATCAAATTCAGCTGCAACAGCAGCACAAGCAATAAACAATGTATTGCTAGCTAAACAAATAGAAGCTCAAACCAATTTAACAGATACGCAGGCTGATAATATTCAGGCTGATACTGTTAATAAATTAGACACTAACCCAAATATAAGGTTAGAAAATAAACGCATGTTATCTGACATTGCGTTTAAAGACACTGCAGCCAGAGTTAACTCTGCTACTGCATACAACACAGAGCGAGGAATCGCTCCTTCATCCGATCCATACTGGTATCGGGATTCTAAACGCGTAATATCTTCAGCCGCTGAAGCATTTCGCTTAAAACCACCAAAAAGATGAAAAAAATGGAACCATTTATCCGTAATCCTTACAATTACGACACTCTTGCTGCGTCAAATGAGTCTGGCCTGCGTTGTGAGGACGCAAGCCGGACTCAGCAGCATTTCAAAGATGAAACAGACATTAACAACATACTTAGACAGTTTAACGTAACTGGTCTATTACCTCAAAAAGCAATAACGCCTCAATACGGCGATTTTTCTGGCATCCATGACTATCATGGTGCCTTAAACCAAGTTATCGCTGCAGAGAACGAATTTATGACTCTGCCAGCCCAATTAAGGGCTAGATTCGATAACGATCCTCAGGCATTGATCGAGTTTCTAGACAATCCTGAAAATATTAACGAGGCCATCAAACTTGGACTCGTCAAAAAAACCGAGGCGAGTGCTCCAATTATGGAGGCTGTAACCTCGGAAAAAGCGGGCGATGAGCCCGCCGCACAGTAATCATACTTGATATTACTGTGCTAGGTGACACCAAACAACCACAAAAGGAGATTTAAATGTACATGCGTAGAAAAAGCGTAAGCAAGAGAAAGTCTGCAAAGAGCTTTCGTAAAAACTCAATGCGGACAAAGTCCCCTAATATGCGATCAGCCCCACAGCGTGGAGGCTGGAGACTCTAAAAAAGCCTCTAGGCACCTCACATGCCATGTACATCACCACTAACCGCTTATTTAAGCGGCTATCAAACATTTCATGCCAACGACAAACCCAGTAGGGTTTTGTCGTTCAAACCTGATACTGACGATAGTCACAAGCAAATACAAATACCATGCGGTCAATGCGATAGTTGCCGTATGGAACACGCACGTCAATGGACGATGCGATGCTCACATGAAGCACAAATGCATGAAAAAAATTCATTCATAACACTCACATACAATGATGACAATCTCCCAAGCGATGGATCACTACACCATGAAGACTTTCAACTGTTCTTCAAAAGACTTAGAAAAAAATTACAACCTCATAAAATCCGCTACTACATGGCTGGAGAATATGGCGACGATTTCAGCCGACCACATTTCCACGCCATTATCTTCGGATACGATTTTCATGATAAGAAACTATGGAAACGGACTCCCGCTGGTTCTATGTTATATAGATCCCAAGAGCTTGAATCCCTCTGGCCATATGGTTATTCCTCCATTGGAGACGTTAACTGGGACTCAATTGGCTATGTTACGAGATACGTTCTCAAAAAAGTAAAAGGTAAACAAGCCGAACAACATTACCAAGACGTCGACTTTACAACTGGGGAAATAATCCAAAGAAAGCCAGAATACGCAAAAATGAGCCTGAAGCCCGGAATCGGAACGTCATGGCTCAAAAAATATCAATCAGATGTGTATCCACACGACTACGTGGTCTTTAACGAAAAAAAGGTAAAGCCACCAAAATACTATGACAAACAATATAATAAGGAAAACCCTTATGAGTTTGACGAAATACAATACGAACGAGAAAAAACTGCTAAACTAAAAAATCTAGAAAATACACCAGAGCGATTAGCCGTAAAAGCAAAGGTAGTAAAAGCTAGAATTAAAAAACTTAAACGTACCCTCACTTAAGGATAATCCTCATGATTCTAGTATTATGCAGTGTAAAAGACCGCGCAGCGGACGCATATGCACGACCAATGTTCGTGCCCTCTGTTGGTGTCGCCATACGGTCTTTCTCAGATGAGATAAACCGTCAAGCTGATGACAATCAGCTATATCATCATTCAGATGATTTTGACCTATATGAATTCGGAATATTTGACGATAATTCAGGTCAATTCACTTTACATGAACAACCAAAGCTATTAAGCTTAGGAAAACAAGTAAAAATTAACAATTAAAAAACAACCGTTAGAAGGGGGGTTTATCCCCTTCAACGGAACAAACAGGAGCAAAAATGCACCGCAATAAATCAGTAAACGTACATCAGTTCACTATGATTCCAAAGGCGGACATTCCCCGCTCCAAATTTGATTGCCAATCGGCACACAAAACAACATTCGACGCTGGGTATCTTGTACCCGTATACGTCGACGAAGTATTGCCCGGCGATACTTTCAATTTAAAAATGACGGCATTTGCCCGTCTATCAACACCTCTCTATCCAATCATGGACAACATGGTTATGGATAGCTTCTTCTTCTTTATTCCCAATCGTTTAGTATGGGATAACTGGCAACGATTTATGGGTCAACAGGATAACCCTGACGACACAATTGACTATATCGTGCCCCAACAACAATCCCCCGAAGGCGGTTACGCTATCGGGTCTTTACAAGACTATATGGGATTACCAACCGTCGGCCAAGTAGGCGGCGGAAATACAATAGACCACTGTGCATTTTGGACACGTGGCTATAACTTAGTCTGGAACGAATGGTTCCGAGACGAAAACCTACAAGATTCAGTCTTAGTAGACAAAGGCGATGCAACAAATACAACAGCAGCAGCCGATTACACATTATTAAGACGTGGCAAACGTAAAGATTATTTCACTTCTGCTTTACCTTGGCCACAAAAAGGAGCCTCTGTAACTTTACCTTTAGGTACTTCTGCTCCCGTTACTGCTGCTCCTACTTCTCTACCATCATTCTTA